TGATTACGTAAATTTATCCGAAGGTGACATAGTAGTTGACACGTCAATATCCAATACAATAACAGCAAATTATGTCATCATCAAATTTGAGTTGATGGTATTGGAATACGAAGTTGTTCAATACCCTGATTTGTTTACCACGTACCAATACACTGACAAAATAACTGGTATACAAAAATTGGCCTTGAAGATTAATTTACCAATAATTAACAACGTACAACAATCAATACCGTACGACGGACAGTGGAATATTACTCTGTATAACACCAGAGAAGCTCAGAAACAAAGTTTGAGTAAGGCATTAAAACCCAGGGCAGATTTATAATGCACATCTATAAATTTACCCACTTGGAATCTGGAAGATCTTATATAGGAAAAACTCATCCAAATAAAGGCGGTACATCACTAAATAAAGGTAAGATGAAAGGCAAGACTTGGGAAGAAATATATGGGCCCGTTGTTGCAGCCGCAAGAAGACAGTCTATGAAAGAAACTGCTCTTAAAAAAAAATTAAAAAACGAGGCTTCGGTTTAACGCCGTTGTACTAAATCGGAATTCTTCTACGATGGGCAAATAAGACGTTACATCACACAAGTGATACGTGTGTTCAGTAACTTTGTGGTCAAGTACGGCGACGGCACACTGGTGCGTATACCTGTGATGTATGGCAATGCTGACAGACAAGCTGCCAGCATTATTCGTCAAAATTCAGAAAACAAAGTCAACAGCGTTCCAAGGATTGCAGTGTATGTGTCAGCACTTGCACTGGATAGAGACAGACTTTCTGATTCATCATATATCAGCAAAGTACATATTCGAGAACGAGATGTTGCTGACAATGCGTATACTTATGGGCAAGGCCGTAACTATACTGTTGAACGTTTGATGCCAACTCCGTTTAAATTAACACTAAAGGTAGATATATGGAGTGCCAATACTGAACAAAAACTTCAAATTATGGAGCAGATATTGGTGTTGTTCAATCCCAGTTTGGAAATACAAACTTCTGACAACTACATAGACTGGACCAGTTTAAGTGTGTTGAATTTAAACGACATCAACTGGTCCAGCCAAACTGTGCCCATTGGAGCAGAGACTCCTATTGAAGTTGGAACACTCACACTGGATACTCCCATATGGATCAGTCCGCCAGTCAAGGTAAAACACCTTGGCGTTGTTACAAAAATTGTTGCCAGCGTGTCTGGTGGTTCAAGCACCAGCGGCACTTACATTGATGGGTTGGGCACTGATCCATTGGCTTCAACTTCTATTACCAGCGGTGCTTTATTTTCTCCAAGTGCGTCTATTGATGGTTACAAAATTGAAGTGTACGGATCCACAGTGATATTACTAAATGCTAACGAAAGTGTAATTCCAAGAGAACCCACACTGGACATATCTGTTAGACAAGGCACCCCAATCAATTGGGATATTTTGTTTTCCGCAAGCAGTGGTCAATACACTGCTGGTAGTAGTATGATTTTCCTCTCACAACCCAATGGCAGTTATATCGTAGGTACTGTTGCTATCAGTGCGCTGGATGGAACAATACTCAGTGTGAACTGGAATAGTGACACACTCACTACCAATACTGGCATTGATAGCAATGGTATTTTAGAAGGCTCCAACAAGTTTATTGTAGGTACTGGATCAGTTAATTACAATGCTGCTGCCAGCTATCGACCCAATAGTCCTGGCACATTTGATGCGATTGTTAACCCGTTGACATACAATCCATATCGTCCACTTGGCACGGAAATTGTTAACCAAACTATCGCCACTGGCAAAAGATTTTTAATCATAGAAGACATAGGCGATGTCAGCAATGTGGATCCAGCGCAAGCGTGGGGATCGTTGGTGGCAAAAGCCAACAATATTATAGAATGGACAGGATCTGTTTGGCAGGTAATATTTGATCACAGTCAGTATCCTGACACCATGGTGTGGCAAACGAATATATACACTGGAGTTCAGTACGCATGGAACGGAGTTTCATGGGTCAAGAGCTTTGAAGGTGTGTATGAGGCCAACCAGTGGAAAATAGTATTGTAAAAGAATCAATAGTGTGTAGTGGTGCATTATTTTATGCCAAGTCTACTCGACGATTTTTACTGTTACAAAAAGCCCATGGCAAACACGAGGGCACGTGGGGCTTGGTAGGTGGCACCAACATTGCTGGAGAAACTCCATGGCAGGGTTTACAGCGTGAAATAACTGAAGAAATAGGCACAGTGCCCACTATCATCAAAACAATTCCTTTGGAAACTTTTGTGAGCAATGATAGAGTGTTTAATTTCCACACATACCTGTGTGTGATAGACAGTGAATTCGTACCAGTGTTGAGTGACGAACATCAAGGATGGGCATGGACCACTATAGATCGTGCTCCTAAACCATTGCATCAAGGCTTACGTAATAGTTTTTCAAACAAAATTATTCGCACCAAACTGCAAACAGTATTTGACCTAGTGGATTTGATCTAATAAAAAAGCCGCATATAGCGGCTTTTTGTTGATTAGGCCTGTGCTTCACCCCAACGTAAGATAACGTTAGATGTAACAGCTGCGCCGGCTGTTTTGTAAATGTTAATGGCCAACACATCGGGACCATTTGGATATGTGCCTCGACCACCGATGGTGGTATTGGTCAATTCTTTCAACTGATTCAAATCCAAATTACTCAATGCTCCAGATGTTGCAATGAATGAAAACACAGTTTCACCTGGCAATGCATATGGTGGCTGTCCAAAGCTGAATGTAACCTGTGTTGTACCGGGCACAACATTTACACCGTTGTTCAAATTCTGTGTAAATGTTACTCTGTAATAACTAGTGCCAAAGTATGTGGGATTGGTCACACCGTTCACGTTGGTACCAGCTGGATAGTTGACGTCAGTTGAATACACTTGTGTACCAATTGTGGCAGTTGTGTTGGACCACTCAGTTGCATTGAAGAACAACACAGATGTATTGGTGACATTGTAGCGTCTAGTTACAGTCAGTGTGGTGTCACCGGCTGTGTTGCCAGTGAATCTGCTGCTGATTTGTATGTAATAGTAACTGCCGCTCTGACCGATGAATTGAATCTGATTGCCCGACGTGGGTACGTTTGAGCCTGACAAGAAATCGCCCACTGCTAGCCCGCTTGTTTGATAACTTGCATAATCAGTGTTTGTTACAAATATGTAATTGACATCGCTTCTGACTGAGTTAGTGCCAAACGGTGCTGCACGGGCCGTGATAGAACCTTGTGGAAACGCTTGAGTTGTGATGGCAGTGCCGATAACAGTTGCACCTGTGCTCCAAGTCACACTACCACCTGGAGCAATTTGACTAAAACTGGGTTGGCCGCCTGCAGCTTGAGTGCTCAATCCAGTCCACTGAATATTGCTTGGGTTAGTTGGATAGTTACTTGGGTTCAAAATACCCTGAATAACAATACCGCCAGTTGAACCACTGTCCACAGCACAGCTAATATCTGACAGCAACAATTGCGCACGATTTAACAACTCTCTATCACCCAAGTCACCCACTGTGGCATTACTGACACTGGGCGCCAAGCGTAACAAGAATGCTGTTTGAATTGTGCTGGATACACTGATGTTGGTACCAACATAGTTGAACAAATATCCTCGGTCTTGGTCAAATCCACCGTCTGTAATAAATGCACTGCCCCAGTGACTGATGTTTGGTGTGGCTGTTTGTGTTAACAAATACAGTCCAGTGCCAGTTGGCTGAGCACCACCCGTTGTGCCCTGGAATGTTCTAGTGAGGCCAGATGCAAATACTGAATAACTTGTGCCGCGAACGCACCCTGTGAACGATGTTGATGTTTTTCCAGTGTACTGGATAATTTCACCTTCTTGATTAAGAATGCCCGCTGGTGGAAATAAACTGGTGTCAGTGACTGATAATACAGGGTCGTTGCTGGTGCACGGAGCACTCAACACAGTTCTAGGACCTTCGTTGATGACTTCATAACGCACTGGCATGTTGCCTGAACGCATATAAGCTTCAGTATTGACGTTGCT